CATACTTGCCGCAACCCCGGCCACCCCGTACACTGAATCATCTTAAAGGGGAACCCCTATGTCCAAAGTTGAATTTATTTACGGCAAGGGCGGCAAAAAGGTCATGATGGCCCGCCGTTACGCTGAGACTCTGCGAAAGCTGGGCCACGGGACTTACGAGACGCGTATGCTCACCGCCGCACCCCCGCCGCCTCCGGCACCAGAGCCGCAAGTCTCGGATGCCCTCGCCGCGTTTGCCGCCGAGAACGAAGTCGATCTGGCAACTGTGGTCGGCACCGGCAAAGATGGGAAAATCCGTAAGTCGGACATTGAAGCCGTCATTGCAGCACGAGGCTAACTAATGCGCATATTCGGCCGAGAGCTGACCTTTAAGCGAGCGCCAGCCTCTGCCGTCAGTAGCAGCAGCTCCGGCGGCTGGTACCCGTGGATTCGTGAGCCGTACACCGGTGCCTGGCAAAAGAACGACGAGTGGAAATCGCCGACCGTCCTGGCACATTACGCTGTCTACGCCTGCGTCACCCTCATCGCCAACGACATCGGAAAGTTGCGCCCACGCTTGATGCAACTTGACGCGAACGGGATCTGGTCGGAAACCACCAGCCCCGCGTTCAGCCCCGTGCTCAAGAAAGCTAACCCCTACCAGAATCACATCCAGTTCAAACAGTGGTGGCAGACGTCCAAGCTCTCCCACGGCAACGCATACGGCCTGAAACAACGCGATCAGCGCGGCGTGGTGACGGCTATCTACCTACTTGACCCGTGTCGAGTTACCGTACTCGTGGCCGAAAACGGCGACGTGTACTACCAGTGCAACGGTGACAACCTGAACGAATTGGGCAGCGAGGGCGTGACGGTTCCGGCGTCGGAAATGATCCACGACCGGATGAATTGCCTGTTTCACCCAGTGGTGGGGATTTCCCCGCTGTACGCCTGCGCCTTGGCCGCATGCCAATCGCTCAAGATGCAGAACGACAGTTCCACGTTCTTCGAGAACGGCGCGCGCCCTGGCGGCATTCTGTCCGCCCCTGGCGCAATCAGCGACGAGACCGCCGCGCGGCTGAAGGCGCATTGGGATGCGAATTACACCGGCACGAACGCGGGCAAAGTCGCGGTAGTTGGCGACGACCTGAAGTTCCAGCAGATGCGCATGAGCGCCACGGATTCCCAGCTGATCGAGCAGTTCAAGTTGACAGCTGAGATGATCTGCACGGCGTTCCACGTGCCCGGGTTCAAGGTCGGCGTGGGCGCGATGCCCGCGGGCACCTCTAAGATCGCGGACCTGAACCAGATTTATTACTCGGACTGCCTGCAAAGCCTCATCGAAGAGTTCGAAGCATGCATGGATGAAGGTTTGGCGCTGCCCGATCGGTACGGCGTGGAGCTTGACCTGGACGGCCTGTTGCGCATGGACCTAGGCTCACTCGTGGAAACTCTGAAGGTAGCGGTAGGCGCGGGCATCATGGCCCCCGACGAAGCCCGGAAGCGCTTGAACATGGCCCCGGTCGAAGGCGGCGCGTCACCGATGATTCAGCAGCAGAACTATTCCCTGGCGGCCCTGGCAAAACGTGATGCCTCCGCCGACCCATTCGGCACAGCGACGCCTACACCGGCCGCGACCTCAACGCCTACACCCACGGACGAACAAATTCAAAACGGGGCGAAAATGCTCGCACTCCTGATCGAAAAGAGGCTCAACCATGAATCTGCGTGAACTGGAAGCCCAAGCTGATTTTCTGGCCCCGGTGATCGCCGCTGCAGTGGCGAAGGCTTTGGCCCCGCTGCAAGAGCAGTTGAGCCAGAAGGAGCAGCAGATTCAAGCGCTGCATGACCGCATTAATGAGCTGCCGGCGCCTGTCACACCAGAACCAGTCGACCTGGAAGCACTGGCAAAGGCCGCAGCTGAGCTGATCACGCTGCCAGAGCCAGTTCCCGGAAAAGACGCTGAGCCGGTTGATTTGGAAGCCCTAGCAAAGGCCGCGGCTTCCCTGGTGGTCGTGCCAGAACCGGTAGCAGGCAAAGACGCGGAACCAGTGGATTTGGAAGCCCTGGCTAAGGCCGCTGCGGCACTCGTAGAGATACCAGAACCAGTACCAGGCAAAGACGCGGAACCAGTGGATTTGGCTGCCGTAGCTGCACTCGTGGAAGTGCCAAAGCCTGCCGAAGTTGACATGGCCGCCGTAGCTGCACTCGTCGCGGTACCCGAAATAGACCTAGGGTCACTTGCCCGGGCAGCTGCCGCGCTTGTGCCGGCGCCAACCCTACCGCAACCGGAACATGGTCGAGACGCGCTCGACTTGGAAATTTTGCCAGCTATCGACGAAGCGAAGCAGTACCCGCGCGGCACCTATGCAGCTCATCGCGGCGGCCTGTGGAAGTCGTACGAGCGCACCAACGGCTTGCGAGGCTGGGAGTGCATCGTGGAAGGTATCGACAGCGTGACCGTCACACAAGATTCAGTGCGAGAATTCACCGTAACACTGAGCAAATCGAGTGGAGCGTCGGCGGTACAGAAATTCAGCCTGCCGGTCCAGGTTTACAAGGGGGTCCACCGAGACGGCGAGGAGTACGAAGCGCACGACACGGTAACGTGGGGAGGCAGCGTATGGGCATGTAAAGAAGCGACCACGGACAAACCTGGCGCAAGTGAGCACTGGCAGTTGGCAGTCAAAGCCGGCCGCGCTGGCAAAGACCTACGTGAGAACGCCAGCACCTTCGACCCCTCCAAGGGGGTCAAGTTATGATGTACGTGACGCTCGCACGGGCGAAGCAGCACCTGAACATGGACCACGACCTCGACGACACGCTGATCGAGGCGTATGTCCAGGCAGCGTCCGGTGCCGTGAAAAACTACCTGAAGTCCGCGAGCCCGTACGAAGTCGAGCGAGACAGCAACGACGATCCCGTGCTCGACAGCTCTGGCGATCCGACGTACGTCGAGGACAGTAACGGCGACAAACAGATCAAGTTCGAAGTGCAAGCGGCCGTATTGCTGATGGTCGGTTTCCTGTACAAAGACCGTGACGAGAACCCGGATGATGCGTTTGCCCAAGGCTATCTACCTAAGCCCGTCACCGCGCTGTTGTACCCCTTGCGCATGCCGGCCCTCCAATGAGCCGCGCCGGCCAATACCGCCACCGGGTGGATATTCAGGACTGGACGCCAGTGCGCGACGAGGAAACGGGTGCGTTCACGGAGCAGTGGGTTACGGTCTTCACCGGTGTACCCGCGCGCATCGCCCCGGCCAGCGGTCGCGAGTTCCTCGCCGCGGCAGCGATCCAGTCGGAGATTATCGGACGCATCGTGATCCGCGCGCGGCCCGGGTTGAAGCCTCGGCAGAGGGTGCTGCATAAAGGTCCGGCCGACGAAGTGCTCGGGATCTACAACGTGCATGCGTGGTTGCCGGATCCAGAGAGTGGGCGCGATTACCTGTCTGCGCCCGTCTCGATCGGCGTGAACGATGGGCAGTGATACCTACGTCTGCATCGCTTCCGGCCCCAGCCTCACCGCTGCCGACTGCGAACTCGTGCGCCAGTCGGGCCTGCCGACGATCGCCGTCAACAACTCGTGGCAACTGGCCCCATGGTGCGACCATCTCTACGCTGGCGACCTTGCATGGTGGGACGCGAACGCCGCAGACGTGCCGCCTGGCCCGAAGCGCTGGAGCTGCACCCGCCAGGCAGTGGCGAAGCACGGGCTGAATTATCACGAGGCATGGGGTGAGTACAACTCTGGGCTTCGCGCCATTGAGCTGGCGTTCAAACTGGGCGCCGAGCGCGTGCTGCTGCTGGGCTACGACTGCACCGTGGTAGCGGGCACACACTGGCACGGCGACCACGCAGACACAAAGAACCCTACGGAGGATCTGTGCCGCAAGTGGCAGGCGCAACACGGGCGGTTGCCGCAGCGGGCGCAGGTGGTGAACTGCAGTCGAGAGACGGCGCTGACAGTGTATCGGCTCGGGTATTTGGAAAAAGAGTTGACAGGTGCGGCAACGGATAATATTATCGCCCCAGCAGAACGGAAAGGCCGGCCAGCCGACCCAAGTATGCGGCAGTAGGTAGACGCAGAGACGGTGGAGCTTGATACCTCAGGCTGTCGAACGCGAGACAACCGGTACCCGGTCGGACCTATGAAGTTAGTCGAGTATCAACTCGGCAACGGGGGACAAATTCAAGACTTACCCAGTCACACCCATTAGGGATCAGGGTTCCGGTAGAAGGTGACACTAGACCGGCTGTCCTAGGCACGTAGCAGCGCCGTTATCGTCTGGCGCGGTAGGCCCCTAGGAGGTAAACGATACGAGGACTCGGAGCCTCGCTAAAAATTCCGAGGCCTATTAACGGAGGGTTGGCGAAGCGGTCCAACGCACCGGGTTTTGATCCCGGCATTCCAAGGTTCGAACCCTTGACCCTCTACCAAACACGACCAGGTAGTGTAATTGGCAACATGCCGGCCTCCAAAGCCGTGCGTTCTAGGTTCGAGTCCTAGCCTCGTCGCCAGTACGACCGACGCCACCGACCCGGGCCCGCAGATGCGGCAAACAGTTCTCAGTGATAACAGTTTCACCAGATGTAACGCTTGATCGGATTCACCCTCCCGGGTATGCCCGGCTCGGCAGACAGGCGTTACATCTGGTGAAATTTAAAAGTCCGATAAGGTCCTTTTACGTCCGAGCTCGGTTATTTCGCCAAACCTTTCCCATCGCCGCCCTTTGCCCGCCTCCCCGCGGGCTTCTTTTTACCAGGAGCGCCACAGTGGACTACGAAGCCCTGCTCAAGAAATACATGCAGCACGTCCGCGACTGCGAAAGCATTGACTACGTGGATCATATCGGCGATTTCTGCTCTGACGTAGAGTTCACGCAGGAAGAACGAGAGGAACTGGAGCGCATTTCCGAGGATCAGCGCGCATGATCATCCATGGAATGTTGGGCCTCGGCGATAATCTCTTTGAACGCCCGTTCATCAAGGCGCTACCGAAGCCGGTCTACCTCTCGACACCTTGGCCGTTTATTTTCCACGACATCCCGGGCGTCCATTTCCTTCAGCCCCAAACCAACCTCCGCACCCAGTCCAAAAACATCGCCCGCCACACCTCTTGGACGATGCCACCAACGCGCCAACCGACCCGGCAGATCCGCTACGGCGCCGAGGGCATCATCCCCGGCATGACGGCGAGCTTCGGCGTTGCGCCAGGTGCGTTCGACCTGCCGCCGCTGCCAGCGTCGCCCGAGTCCGGCCCATACGTGGTCGTGCGGCCTGCGACGGTGCGCAGCGAGTGGCGCGCCGATACGCGGAACCCTGATCCTGTATACATCGCACGAGCCGCAGAAGAAGCGATTCGCAGAGGCTACCGAGTGATCAGCGTGGCGGACTTGCAGGACGGCGCAGAGTGGGCCGTCGAGCCATTGCCGCCTGCCGACGTGCGCTACCACAAGGGCGAGCTACCCGTGGAGCAGCTGCTCTCCCTCGTCGCCAACGCCGCCGCAGTGATCGGCGGTATCGGTTGGCTCGTACCTGCCGCGCTTGCTGCGCGTGTGCCGGCGTGGATCATCTGCGGCGGCCAGGGCGGGTTCAACTCTCCACAGCAGATTTGCCCGCCCGGGAGTACAATTACTTTTGCAGTGCCTGATCGCATGTGTATGTGCCGGGCCAAACAACACGATTGCGACAAGAGGATTTCTGATTATGACGCAAAGCTTACCGCCTGGATTGACGGACTGCCTCTGGTGGGCTCCTGAGAAGGGCTACGGTTTTCACACTCGGCCAGCCATGCGCTATGAAGGTCAGTATTTCGCGCATTATCAGAAACTGGACGCGACGCCAATGGGCGGCCTGTTGACGAAGGCGCGACTCGAGCTGGTCAGTAAGTACTGCGAGCCGCGCCTCGGCGTGGATATCGGCATCGGTGGCGGTCGCTACGTTGAGGAGTCTCAGGGCTGCGGGTTCGACGTATGTGACGACGCCGTGAACTGGCTGCACGCAGGAGACTGCTACCTCGACCCTTATGCAGGTTGTGTCAATCACGTGACATGCTGGGACAGCCTGGAGCACATCCCTGAACCGGAGAAGCTGCTGGAAAAGGTCCGCGAGTGGCTTTTCGTGTCGTTACCTACGTTTGAGTCGATGGACGAGGTAGTAGGGAGCAAGCACTACAAACCCGGCGAACACATTTGGTATTTCAGTATCCCCGGCCTGATCCGGTGGTGCGAAGATCAAGGGTTTCAAGTAATGGAAGTGAACCACGCGGAGACCGAACTGGGCCGCGAAGGCATCACGTCGTTTGCGTTCAAGCGAGTTTTCTAGTAGATTTTCAGTGCGGATAGGGGGCACCCGATAAGACAGTTAGTCACTGTTTTCCGCATTACCCTTCGACTGCCTCCTGACCGAGAGCCGATCAATGAAAGTTTGTACCCTCTGCAAGATAGAAAAACCTTTACAGCAGTATTACCGGCATAAAACCTCCAAAGACGGGTTCTCGTTCAGGTGCATAGAATGCTATCGGGCCAAGAGTCGCGAAAATTATCAGAAAAACGCAGACAAGATTAAGAAATCCGTGGCCGCCTATCGGAGAGCTAACCCGGATAAAGTAGCCATTTCTAAGCGCAAAGATTACGAGAAAA